GAACGGTTCCAGGCAACCGGCCCCTCAAATAACGACATTGCGAAAAACAAGCGAACTACTTTTACGGTTGGCTTCTGAGCTTGGTCTTACTCCGTCGTCGCGGAGCAGGATTTCGGCGGTTGATGAAAATGACGAGCTTGCCGAGGCATTGAGGTTTTTAAAACATGGCAAGCGAAAAATGGATTAGGCCGCCGGTCCCTCAAAAGTTAACAACCGAGGGAGGCAAATATTATTTTGATGTAGAAGCTGCAGAGCACGCGGTTCAGTTCTTTGAAAAATGGCTGGTACATACAGCCGGTGAGTGGGCGGGAAAACCGTTTAAACTTTTGGCTTGGCAACGGGAAGAAATTATTAAGCCGTTGTTTGGGTGGAAGGTAACAAAAACAGGATGCCGCAGATTTAAGCGGGTCTATGTTGAGATACCCAAAAAAAATGGGAAGTCCGCCTTAGCTTCCGGGTTGAGCCTCTACCTGACCGGTGCGGATAATGAACCAGGTGCGGAAGTTTTCGCAGCGGCAACATGTGAAGAGCAGGCGCGGTTGGTATTTGACGAAGCAAAAAATATTGTAAAAGCTTCAAAAATATTAAGCGCATTTTACAAGTTTACTAAGTCGCAAATATCCGTTCCGCTTTTTAACTCAACGTTCCGGGTCTTGAGCAAGGCCGCCGAAACAAAGCACGGATTAAGACCTCACGGGGTGATAATAGACGAGCTGCATGCGCATAAGCGGCCTGACCTTTACAGAGTTTTGACCGAGGGAGCAGGAGACGCGAGACGGCAGCCGGTGACGTTCATAATCACGACGTCTGGGACAAGCAAGACGACTATCGGGTGGGAGGAACACGAGCACGCGGTCAATGTTTTAAACGGTGATGCGAACGACCCCGAACTCTTAGTGGTGATTTACGCGGCGGATCCAAAGGATGATTGGAAATCACCGGCAACATGGCGAAAAGCAAACCCAAGTATCGGGGTAACGATAAAAGAGGAGACGGTTCAGCGAGCATGCGAAAGAGCGATTGAGCGACCCTCGCTTCGCGACACTTTTAAGCAGTTAAGGTTGAACATTTGGTCGTCAGTTTCATCACGGTGGTTAACTTCGGCGGAGTGGGACAAATGTCGGGCCATAGTAAACGAAGATGATTTAAAAGGCCGCCCGTGCTGGGGCGGAATGGACTTAAGCAGCACGAAAGATATTGCAGCTCTGGTTTGGTTCTTTGAATTTAACGATAAGTTTTTAATCCTCCCTCGGTTTTTTGTTCCGATGGACAACGTTGATGCAAGGGAGAAGTCGGACGCAGTTAATTATCGCCGATGGATTAAAGACGGACATATCATAGCAACCGACGGTAACCGGATAGACTACGAAGCTATTCGGCGGCAAATCGCGGAAGATGCAAAAGTTTTTGATATCAGGTGTATCGGATATGACTCGTGGAACGCTTCGGAGACAGTCGGCGAATTAGAAAAGTCCGGTTTAAAAATGGTTGCAGTGCCGCAAGCTTTTAAATTAACGGACGCGGCAAAACAGTTTGAAAAGTCTGTAGCTAAAGCAGAGTTGATACACCCGGGCAACCCGGCGCTGGATTGGATGGCGGAGAACGTAGAAGTAATAACAAGCGCGCAAGATAATATTCGCCTTGTAAAACCGCAGTCAGCAACGGCACAGACCAAGCGTATAGACGGGATAGTGGCGGCAGTGATGGCGCGAGAGCGGTATACCAGACGAGATGATTCGGAGCCAAAACGAAGTAAATATGAAAGTGAAGGATTGACTGTCGTATGAAAATTTTTAACTGGAATATAACTAAAACAAAAAGCGCGGGGATTGCGATAATAAATCCCCGTTTCCCCTATTGGTTTTCTTCCGGGAAACTGAACGAAAATACCGCGCTTAAACTGGCTGCCGTTTATGCTTGCGTTCAAGTGTTGTCGCAAGACGTAGCGGCGCTGCCTCTGATTTTATACAAGCGCATTGGCGACGATAAAAAAGAACGCGCACGGAACCATCCTCTTTATTCTATTCTGCACGACAGCCCCAATCCTTTTATGACCAGCTTTAGCTGGCGCATGGCGACAATGTTGCATCTGGGTTTATGGGGGAATGCTTATCAAGAAATAGTGCGCGATGCGAATAAAAAAATTGTCGCATTATGGCCGATAAATCCTTCGCGTGTCTCTATTAAATCACCCGACGGAGAAAGTCTTATTTATGATGTTCAGTATCCAAAGGAGAAAATAAGCTTTAACAGTTTAGATATTTTGCATATCCGCGGCCTTTCTTTAGACGGCATAGTCGGACTTTCGCCTTTATCCGCCGCTGAGCCGGCCATACATCAGGGGCTTAATGTCCAAACCGCCTCGGGGAATATGCTCAGTAATGGTTCGGTCCCGAATGGAATAATCACGCATCCCGCCGCTTTATCAAAAGAAGCAAAAGACCGAATCCGCGACGGGTTTGAATCGGCACACCAGGGGCCCGATAACGCCGGGCGTTTGGCGGTGCTGGACGAGGGTATGAAATTTGAGGGCGTAGGGGCTCCGGCGAAAGACTCGCAGATGCTGGAGACCAGGCAATTTAACGTGCAGGAAATAGCGCGTTATTTTCGTATTCCGCCGCACAAATTGGGTGATTTATCAAAAGCCACTTTCAGCAATATTGAGCAGCAATCTATTGAGTATGTTGTTAATACTCTAACGCCGTGGCTCGTGAATATCGAGCAGGAAATAAGCCTTAAGCTTTTATCTGAAAATGAACGCGGACAATATTTTTCAGAGTTTCTTCTGGACGGCCAGTTGCGCGGCGACCTCCAATCGAGGTACGAAGCTTATAGCGTCGCGCTGAACAGCGGTTTTATGACTCAGAACGAAGTCCGCGCGCGGGAGAATCTTAACCCCGTGCCCGGCGGCGATACTTTGCGCGCGCCGTTAAATATGACCCCTGTAGGGTCAACTGGAGGAAACCAATGAAGAACTTGTCTGTAAAAATTCTACCCATCTTGGGCGCCAAAATCAGCAAAGACGATTCTGGCGGAATTTATCTTGAGGGCTACGCGAACACGAAAAACCAAGCCGACAGATACGGCGATGTTCCGTCGGTCTATGAGGCGAAGCGGGACTATGTTTATGACCTCAAAGAATATCTGAAAAATCCCGTGCTGCTGATTGACCACGTCAACAGAATAGACCATGTGGCGGGTTCTATGGCGGAAATCCGCGAGGACGAGCGCGGCCTTTATTTCAAAGCTAAATTTTCGGATTCCGTGTTGCCGATAATAGCGCACGCGCGGCAGGTCTATGTCGAGGGACACGCGAAGGGGATAAGCATAGCGGGCCAATTTTCTCACGAGAACCCTGATGTGCCGGACCAGCTTACATTAGCGGAAATATATGAAATTTCGCTTGTGGCCGTCCCCGCTGACCCCAATGCGCTGGCCGCCGCGATGGAAAAGGCGCTTAAAATTCTTAACGATTCATCGCTTGACGCGCAGACAAAAGCTTCCAACCTGCATGAAACAAAGGCGGCGATTGACCGTTGGCTGACTGAACTGCGAAACGAAAAAGCGGCGACGGAGATACGCGAATTGAAAAATTTGGTTTAGACGCCTTCAACGTTTGAGCCTATTTTAAAAAAAAGGAAAACTAAAAAAATGGAAAATGCAGACGAAAAAAATGTATTCAATGCAATAACCGAGCTGAGGGCGACACTTAACGCGAAGCAGTCCGAGTACCTGACAAAAACCGAGCTGGACGCAAAACTTAGTCAGGTAACCGACGACATCATCGCTAAACTTCACCCGGTGCAGAAAAAAACGCCGCTTGAAATAGCGGCGGACAACCCGACCGACGAGAATATAAACAGCGCCGCGAGCGCGTTTAAATACTCAAAACACAACGTCAAATCCAAACCGTGGACCAGCCCATACGGAAAACAGTTTGGCGATATGCGGAATTTTATTAAATCCGCCATGACTGGGCAGGTCAAAACTTACTCAGGAAATAATATGACCACCGCAGGAGACGGCGGCGACCTTGTCCCTACGGAGTTTGTGAATCGCGTTATCGAGATAGCGCAGGAGACAAGCATTATTTTCCAAATTGCGAACATACTTCCGATGTCGGGCAGTAAACGCAATCTTCCCACGCAGGCGACCGGCGCAACAGTTTATTGGCCTGGTGAAGCGATTGCTACAACACTGTCCAAGCCGACCTTTAGCATCGTAAATCAGATAGCAAAAAAAATGGCCGTCCATTGCAAGATGACGAAGGAACTCATGTGGGACAGCTCGATTGATTTAGAAAACTTTCTCGCCCGCATAGTCGCCTATGCCGTAGGACAGGAAGTGGAACGCGTGGCCCTTGTGGGTAATACCGGAGCAGGCGACCCCTTCATGGGCGTGCGTTATGCATCGGGAGCGGTTTCTGCCGCGACTGCCGCGACGCTTACTTTCAACAACATGACCGAGCTTATCATGGGCGGAAGCCAGGCATACGCAATCGGCGCGGAACTCGTAACGAGTCGCCTCGGCTTGAAACTTCTCATGCAGTTGAAGGATGGAGAAGACCGTCCTATATGGAACGCTCCCATCGGTCCCGTTCCAGCAACAGTGTTAGGCGTTCCGTACAGGTTGTCGGCGCAGATCCCGACCACTCTCTCCGTCGGAGGCGAAAGCACCGGTACAACTGCGTTGTTCGGAAACTACAGCCAATATCTTCTTGTCTCGCCGCACGGCGGGATGGAGTTCCTGGCGTCCGAACACGCCACCGATGCCGAAGGCAATAGCGCCTTTACCCAGGCGTTGCTGCTCACTCGCTGGCTGCAGGATATTTCCATCGACGTGGCAATCCCGGCGGCATTTCGCTACCTGGACTTTAAATAAAAATATTCGGCCCGGGTCGCCTCAAAACGGCCCGGGCAGAACTAAGGAGCTTTATGATATATATCGTCAAAAAAAAGTTCGCCTCCTACAACATCGGCGACAGAGTACAGCTTAACGACGAGCACGCGAAACGCTTCGCGGAGTTTATCAAACCTGAAGATTTATCGCAGGCGAAGGCAGAAGAAAAAATTGCCGAAGCAAGAGAAAACAAAAAGGCCAAATCGGAGGGAAAGAAATGATGAGAAAATACGCTTTCACAATCGGTCTGCTTGTGGCGATATCCTTCGCCGCACAGCAGGCATACTGCGCTTGCGATACGCATAGCGCGGCTAAAATACAAAAATCAGACGGATATATAAAAGTCTGTAGCGGCGGCACGCTGGAAATAAATTCCGGCGCAACGTTCTCCGCCGTGACAGGTTCTTATAGCGGCGCGGTTGACATCGCGGGACAGTTAACGCAAGGAACGGCGGGAAGCAAATCAACTGTAACCACTACCGGCGTAGCCACGTTCAAAACCTCTGTTACTGCTCCGACGATAACGGCTACGGGCGCGCTTGCGGGCGCGACTGTAAATACCGGGCAAGGCGCAAATGAAGTTTACGCCATGGATCAAGATATTCAGACGACGAATAAAGTGTCGTTTGATTCCATGACGATTACGAACACCGGCGCAAGTTCGCTTGATATTGGTGGCGGTCTTAATGCGGGTACGGGGAATGTTGGTATTATTGATGCAACGGGAAAAATCCCTGCGCTCACATCTGCCTATTTCACCAGCCTAGACGGTTCGAACTTGACAAATGTGGTTGGGGTTGGGTCAGTTTTAGCCTCAAGCGATGTGTGGATAGGCGATAGTTCTGGCAATGCGGCGGCTCATTCTATAACTGGCGACATCACGTTGTCGGCAGGAGGCGTTGTCGCAGTTGTAAGCTTGCCCGCAATTTCCGGCGCGGCCTTAACCGCACTTACGCCCGAGAATATGTCGGCTGGTTCATTGCCCGAAAATGTGGAAGTTTCAAGCACTTCTTTAGACGGTAATATCCCTGACAGCAAACTCGCCACGATATCAACTGCTGGCAAAGTCGCAGATGCTGCGCTTTCGGCTAACGTATTGCTTGCAAATTCAAGTCCGACAGTATCGGGCGAGTATACTTTCAATAATTCAATTATTGGAAGTATTACTGGAAATTCCGCCACGGCGACAGATATCGCAGGTGGTGTGATAGGACAAGTTCTCTATCAAGCGACCTCTGGCGATACTGCTTTTGTTGCCGTACCGTCTGATACGTCTGTGCTTGTTTCCAGTGCCGGAGCGACAGTTCCCTATTATCTGGCATATTCCACCACCAATGCGGCAAGTACAATAGTTGAGCGAGACGGGTCCGGCAATTTTGCGGCTGGCACTATTACCGCAAGCGTTACTGGCGCGGCTTCGCTTAATGTGCTTAAGTCGGGCGATACTATGACCGGGAAGCTCGCGTTGCAATCAAAATCATTAAGTGAGTTGCTTGGCATTTCTCCTGCTGTGGGCGATATGTATGTTTGCTCTGATTGTACCCCGGCCTATAGTGTTGCTATCGGGACTGGAACCGGCGCGGGCAATTTCGGTATATTCTCGCCGGGAACTTTGCAGTAATTTTAATGAGGAAATTATGAACGGAGCCCTCTCCTTGGTTACAGCAGCCTCAGCAGAACCGGTGCTTTGTGCTGACGCTAAAACGCATATGAATATCGCTTCGGCATTCACCGCGGATGATACTTATATTGCCGCATTGCTTGCGGCCGCCAAGGACCAAGTAGAGGACCTTTGTTCAATCCGACTTATAACACAGACATGGAAATGGACGCTTGATGCTTTTCCGACGGAAAGGAGTTTAACTATTCCACTCGCTCCGTTGGCGAGCGTTACGTCTATAAAATACACAAATTCCGCCGGTGTTCAGGCCACAATCGCCGCTACGGATTATATTGTTGACTCGGTAAATCAGCCCGGACGCATCGTGCTTAAAGACAGCGCGAGTTGGCCTACTGCCACGTTGCAGGCCGCGAACGGGGTGGAGATCACCTTTGTCTGCGGCTATGGAGCTGCGGGGAGCAACTGTCCCGCCCGACTAATACAGGCGATAAAGTTCTTGACGGCGTATTGGTATGAGAACCGTGAATCAGTCGTCGGTAGTTCGTTTGATTTTAAGCAGTTGCCGGACACCTTTAACGCGCTGATCGCGCAGTTTAAAATGAGGCCCATATGAGAGCTGGATTGCTTCGGCAGGTGGTAACGCTTCAATATCCGGTCAAAACGGACGGGACGGCTGGACAGCAAATTGTTACCTGGACGGATTGTGCCAGTGGCGCGGTTCGTGCAAGCGTTATGCCCCTGCGCGGAAGTCAATTTTTTGAAGCGCAAAAATCAAACAGTGACATAACGGCAAAAATAACAATCCGCTATCAGTCGGGAATATTGCCGACATATCGTGTCAAGTTTATAAGCGGAAGCGTGACGCATTATTACGAGATTGTGGAAGTGATAAATCCTCTTATGCAAAACAAAAGCTTAGAACTCATGTGCCGGGAAACTCCGGCGAAGGCGGCGTGATGAAAATAGTTTTAAGTGGGGTAGAGGAATCAATACTTGCACTGGAAGGCTTTAAAATGGAAGCGCAGGCGCGCGTCGTAGCCAAGTTTGAAGAAATCGGCAAGGCTATTTCCGCCGACATAAAGGCAGAACTCGGGCGACGCGGACGCGCCTCAACCCCCGGAGAAGCACCTAGCACGGACGAGGGCCACCTGATAGCTTCCATAGGTAGTAAAGTGCTGCCGCTAGAACTTGGTAAACCTATAACCCTGCGCGTTGGACAGGTAAACCCGACCGCCACAAAAGCGTCATTTTACGGTTTTATGCTCGAGTACGGAACTTCGGGGCGCAAGAGAGTAAAAGCAAAAACAGCGGCGCATTATTCCGTCTCGAATAACACAGGCCGTAGAAGTAAAAAAGAAAAAAAGCGGATTGTTGTTGACGGTGTTGGTATAGCACCGCGCCCATGGCTCGCGCCGGTAATAGCCGCCTGGTCGTTGCGAATAGATTACGCAATCCGCGAATGCTTAGAGGACGCTGCCCGAGATTTTAACAGGAAAACGACATGATAAAGGACGTGTTCACACTCTTAAAAGCTGATAGCGCCCTGCTCACATTGCTGGGCGGCACGTCTACCGCCAGTCATATCTTCCCCGAAAACGCGCCGGAGGACCAGACCGAGCCATATATCGTATTACGCCACAGCACCGACGGAGGAAATGACGAAAATATAAAAGACCAAACCATTCAGGTATCAATTTTCGCAAAGGATTACGACGTGTTGCGGAATATTGATTACAGGGTTAAAACACTTTTGGACAAAGAAGACCAGATTTCCATGCCCTCGTCGGAGTATAACGTTTATTACTGCAAGCACACCGGCGGGAGTGGGATGTATGAAGCAGACACAGGACTTTTCCACAAGGTCTTGTTATTTGGCCTCCGGTATAACCGGAAGGCGTAATTACTGGAGGAGAACATGGCCGGAACAGTTGAAAATATAGTTGTAGGTCTTGCCGGTGAAAACACCGTTAAGATTGGAGCGTACGCCGCCGTTGAGGGTGATGCTGTAGATGTCGGTTTTACCGAGGGTGGCGTTACCATTGAAAAAAGCTGCGAGACCAAAGAGATAGAGGTTGACCAGGTGGTTGGCCCTGTTGATTCGGTTCGCACAAAAGAATCATGGATAATAAAATTCTCCATGGCGGAAATATCGCTGGCGAATCTTGCGCTGGCTATGGGTTATCCGACCACCGCAGTTGCCGGCAGCACGTTGTCAGCAGGCGGTCCGGCTGCGGATATCACCGCCCGGACTATGTATATAAACGTCAAGGGGCCGGGGCCCGGGACCGGCAAGTGGACTTTTTGGAAAGTTAAACCGACCGGAAAGACCAGCGCCCCGTACAAAAAAGCCGACAAAACCGTCATCGACGTTGAGTTTCAGGCGCTTGTTGACACGACGAAGACAGCCGAGCAGCAGGTCATGCAATACGTGGCCACTGGCGTAGACAGCACACCTCCGACCGTGGCATTAAGCACGCCTACCGACGGCGGAACCGTAACGAAAGACGCCAAAGGAACAGTTGTCTGGACGATAACTGAAGCCAATCCTATAAACGAAAACACAATCGTTTACGGCAACACATTCAGCATTATAAACACCACAACGCCCGGATCTGCCGCGCTTGTCGCGGGAACCATTGCCTACAGCGCTACGGCGAAAACCGTAACATTCACGCCGTCGGCAAACTGGACAGCCTCCGACACTTTCCAGGCCGTTGTAACCACGGGATTAAAAGACATAGCAGGAAATGCTCTTGCTGCGATGAAGATAGAGCAGTTTTCTGTAAGCTCCTAAACAAAAGAAATAGGGACGGGGGAGCAATCCTCCGTCCCTGATAAAAGGAATAACCATGGACACGTTAAATATCTTAGTGCCTAAGAAGAAAATAATTACTTTCGCCGGAAAGCAGTATGAACTCGGCCCGCTCACTTTTGAGCAGATTGTAAAACTCGGCCGCCACGCGCCGGAAGTTGTGAAGGATTTACGCGCTGGAAATATAAACACAGATTGGGACGTGCTTCTCTTAGCATTAAATGGGAACGCGCTGCCCGGCGCGATTTCAATATTGCTCAACGATAATTTTGAGCAAAAAGATATGCCGAAGATTTTAGCCACGGAAGTGGGAGAACTGCTTGCGGCATTATCCGAGCTTAACGATTTTGAAAAAGACTTCGCAAATTTTCAGAAGGGGATGGCGCTGTTCGCGAAAATGTTCAAAGCCGGGCCGACGGTCTAGATGTCGCCATCTCCAGGATAATGTCGGCCTTCGGCTATAAGCCGGAGTATATCGTAAAGCAGCCAGTCCAGTGGATACTTTGGGCGGTAAAACAGGCAGTCCGAATTGAGAATGAAAGGGCCAGATTTAACGCCGAGCTTCACGGTAGAAAACTTGAGGAACCGGAACCGCCTAAAAAGTTAACAGCAACGGATATCCACGAGTTTTTAAAGAGGTAAGCCATGTCGCGGATAAATCAAGATATAGTCTCAACCTTTGACGCAGCGGGGGTTAACGCTGCGATTAAATCGGTCAATTCTCTTGACCGCGAGGTCTCTAAAGTCACTCGCGGGTTTGAGAAGTTTGCCGGGCTTCTCGCCGGCGGAGGAGCCTTTTACAAGCTCGCGAGTTTTGCTAAAGAATCGCTGGACATAAACGAGAAATACGTCTCAAGCCTTAATCTCTTGACAAATTCGCTCTCGCGCGTTGGTGTAAGAAACTCCGCCTATACGGACCAACTTGCGCAAATGGCTTCTGCTCTGGAACTTAAAACAAACTTTGACGAGCTGGATATTATAAATATTCAACGTTCCGCCATTGAGCATCGTTTCCTTGGCGATGAAATGAAACGGTTAATCCCTGCCGTTTTAGATTTTTCAGCCGCTACCGGTAAGAGTGGGACCGAGGCGATATCGGCGATATCAAAAGCCCTGAATGGCGGCAAGAACTCGCTCAAGGAATACGGCGTAGAAATAGACAATAGTAAGAGCAAAGCGGAAAATTTTGACAAGATAATTGCCGTATTAAATCAGCGTTTTGGCGGAGCCGCAGAACAACAGCTAACCGATTATCAGAAAAACACTAAAGCGCTGAGCGAATCTATGGAGGATTTGCAGAAAAGCATCGCCGGCGTGATCGCACAACCGTTGGCTGACTGGTTTAAAGCGGCAGACAATGTCTTTAAAGAGGTTACCCACGCCGGAGAAACACGGTTGCAAACGCTTAGACGTAAACTACAAGATTTGCGCGACGATAGTACCAGGGCCGAAGTTGAGCAAGGAATCAAAAATGCTTATGCATTTTCTATTGGAAAAACAGAAAAGGAAATAGCCGAACTTGTCGCCGCTGAAAAGAAAGTAGCAGAGGACATAAAACGGGCCAAGACTACGGCTGAAAGCGAATCCGGTCCGCGCAATTATAAACCCCGCTCCCCGGTATCTATGGACATGGGCGCGGGTGGAAAGCTTGACCTTAAAAAGAATGACCCCGTAGGGGAATGGAAGGCAACACTGGACCGTAAACTCGCGGCATCTATTCAATTTAATAATAGACAGGCAGAATTGGATGATAACGCGGCAGCAGCGGAATCGGCTAGGCAGGCAAAGAAAAAACAAGATTATGCCGATACATTAAGCACTATCGCCTCACTTGCAAGCAGTAATAATGGCGCGCTCGCGGCGATAGGTAAAGCTGGCGCGATAGCACAGGCCACAATTTCCACATATGTCGGCGTGGCGAAAGCGTGGGAACTGGGGCCTATTCTCGGCCCGATACTTGCCCCGGTAGTCTTCGCTGCCGGCATGGCGCAGGTTGCCGCTATATCGGGCGTAGCCCTTGCTGAGGGGGGTATGGCTATGCCCAGCGCGGGCGGCACGATTGCCCGCATAGCGGAAGCGGGGAAAGCCGAGGCAGTTATTCCGCTGGACGATGCCAGAACAAAGGCAAAGTTGGCGGATATTTTCGGCGTCGGGACAAATATCACCGTCGGCGGCCCCACGATAAATATTACCGGCGGCATTTCCAACGCCCTTGACGTCAAGAAGGTCGCGGCGGAGCTGCAGTCCGCGATGCGCAAGGGGATGACCGAGGCCGTGAACCTGGCCAACGTCAGCCACAAAGTCGGTCTTAAAAACGCCCGGAGAACATCACTATGAACGCAATTAAGATTTACGGCGAGAACAATATAAACTCCCAGGACGATATCGTCGTAAGCTCCGGGGACCTGGTAAAAGCGAACCTGTACGACCAGAAGCGCGCGACGAAGTGGCAATCCGCCGGGTCAAACGACACGACCGCCGAGACTATAACGATTACTTTTAAAAATAAATCCGGGCTTCCCGTGCTTAAAAGCATTGACCGGATTATATTATTAAACACAAACGTCCTCTCGATGTCTGCGGCATACATTGACGGCACCGGCAGCCACGCCATCAGCGAGGCGACGATAACCGATAACGCGGAGACTGACTTTGTTATAGAAATGGCGGCACCCGTGTCCGCGCTCCAGCTCGTTATTACTCTTAATACCACCATAGCCGCAAACGCGGAAAAATATATCGGAGAACTTAAAGCCTGTCTTAACGTCGCGGAACTCAACGTTTTGTCCAGCTTTGATAGTGCGCCCGAAAGCAAGCAGGGAAATTTCCGCCTTAACTCCGGGGAATTGCACGTCTGGAAGGAATACGAAAGGCCCGGCGGGACGTTGTCGCTGGAAAACATAAGCAAAACGCAGAGGGATTTAATCAAGGCCGCGATTGCGGATTATGATTTTTTAACCGTCGTCATGCACGATGATTTTGACGCGGGCGAAATTTACGAGTTTGCCGTCGTGGAACCGGCGCAGGAAAACCTTGACCGGAAAACACAGTTTTACTCTATGTCTTTGGAGCTGAAGGGAAAATGAGAACGCTGGACGTTGAACTGCAAAACGCGCTGGGCAATAATTCGCCGGCTTATTATAAGCGGGTTTATCTCTACCGGCGCACATGGACCGGCACGGCATATGTCGACGACACCGTTATTGATATCAGCGATTACGTGTTGGAAATTTCGCCGATAAAATGGAAACTGGATAAAGAAGGGTACGGCGAATGGACGCTGGACAACGCGACATTGACGCTTTCAAACGGTAAAAATGAATTTAAACAAGGGAACACCGACGGATTTTTCGGCGCGAACAAGATATTTTTCAAAAGCAAAATAGTCATAAAAGCGGGCGTGAAGTTTGACGACGGCACGGAAAGCATTGATTATGTTTTTACCGGCTTTGTGAGCGAAGAGCCGGACTACCAGACGTCCGACCGGAAAGTAAGCGTTGCGATATCGGGGCACATGGCGTTATTCTCCGAGATATCGGCGGAGGCGGTATCAACCGCGTCGCTGAACTGGCTGGCGGGTTCGGATTCCGGCACAGTGTTCACGACGACGGATTTCGGAGTGAGCGAGGATATCACCGTAAAAAAGGGAACGACTACGGCGGGTCCGTCTGCCGCTACGGAATTGTTGCCGGATAAAGATTATTCGGTTTCGCAGACAAACGATATCGCCCTAGGCGCGAAAGTGACACTGGTACAGGCATTATTATCCGGTCAATCGCTTTGGGTCAGTTACAAATATTGGTATCAGAACAAAACTATTGAGTGGGTAGTGGGGCAGGTCTGCGCTGCCGCCGGAATCACTTCTATAAGTATCTCGCCGGCTACCTTTTCTAACGACGTGCGGAATGTTTTTTCAGCCGTTGATAAAACAGACTTTGACCTCGGGACTTATGTCAATACTGAATGTTATAACGATGACGTGCGCGTCGCTGACCCCGGCTATTATACGCCGTTCAATACTTGGGCGATAACTGAAAATCCTCACAACGCAACGCTTACGCAGGCGGACGGGAGCGCCGGGTTAGATTTAGGCGTGGGCGGTAGCAACGGCTGGCATACTATCCGTAATGACCAGACGAACGCAAACGGTGTCTGGATATTCAGGGGATATGATTTCACTTTTAAATATTTACATTTTATTTCCGACACCGGCGACCGGACGACGACGAGCGGGTACGCGCTGGAGTATACTGGCGTCGCCCATTATCCCTTTAAACTCTGGAGATATGACGCGGGCGCAGCGACGCTATTGTGGACGTGCCCCAAGGTGTCATTCACTTATCCGATTTTTAAAGTCAGGATATCCCGCGACACCAATAATACCTTCCGAATTTATTTGAACGAATATAATTCGCCGGCGGATAGTTGGGGGATTTACGGCACTATAGCCGACGCCACCCATACGACCAGCACTTACGTCATAGCGACGATGAACTATACCGGCGGGCTTAGTCCGGGTGCGGCACTTATCAAAATAGAGGGTTGGACCGCCACTTATGAAGCCTATTATCTTTCCCCGGTTATTGACGGCACCGCCAGTCTGACTTATTGGGGCAAACTTACGATGTCGCAATATATCCCGTCGGATGAAACTTATAAAACCGAGGTCAGGGAAGGAGACGATGGTACAACTTGGGGCGCGTGGCAAGAGGTCGGAAGCTCCGGCGACATGGGCGTGACAAAGCGCTACGCGCAACTCAAATGGAGCAGTATTTATTGCTACGGCGGCACACTCGGCGAGTGGGAAGTTGATTATTATTCCTCGCAAATAACAATCCCGCTGGTGGACATGTCCGGACTTACCTGCATGGATGCGCTGGAGCAGCTGGCGGGGATGTGTTGCTACGAGATGGGATTTGACAGCAATGATATTTTCTTTTTCCGCCCGCGCACGAACACACTTTCAGCCGTGGCGGTGCTTAATAAAAACAATATCGCCGAGGTATCAAACGTCACCGACGGCGTTGACAGGGTTTATAATAGCGTCAAAGTTTCCTTCGGCGGATATGAAAAGATTTGCGATTCCGTCAGCGAAGCCGAAACCCCGCCCACGTCCGTGGATAAATACGGCACGAAGGAATTAGAAATCTCGTCCAGTAATTTTTTACCCGCTGCGAATGTTGACCTCGCATATGCGATAGCTCCCACGGTTTACGATTACACGGCGGAACCCCGGAGGCGGGCGGCTGTCGTGGCAAAATATAACATGACACTTGAGCTGGGCGATAAAGTCAGCGTCAAGTTTGAGGAGCCGGATGTTTGGCGGGCGTGGCTTTGGGGCGACCCCGATATTATCTACGGCATGTCCGACGTAGTTTATTACGACGAGGATTACGCATACGGCAAATTGTCGCTGTTCGGGCTGGATATGCGTATTGAAGGCGTGGAGTTTGATTTAGAAGCGTGGACAACTACCTATGATTTAGTGGAGGTGTTATGAGTTTACCGTATACGATAGCGAACGGCGACACGCCGGACGCGACGAAGTTACAGGACAATTTTGATTATCTTGCCGACGGCAAAGGAGTTAAGCGTGATACGCTGGCAAACCTTAAAACCTTTGCAGCCACAGACCCGACCGCGGCGTTTGATTGCTGGGCGACAGATGAAAAACTGCGCATGTTTTATACCGGCGACATTACCGACGGCGACGGCGGATTCATAACCATAGGAGGATCTTAATATGTCTATACAAAAAAAAGCTTTCGGATTTTTAATTTTTCAGACGTTGGTACTTGCGCTCTGTTGCTTAAAAGCGTCGGGCGCGGAATCGCCTTATTACGGCGTGGTAACCTCTACCACGACCGGCACAGCGAATCTGCATATATCCGGTTCGTTGAAGGTGGCCGTCAGTTCCACAACGCCGACCATTTACCCGGTAATTATTTCCGGCGAGGACGGGATAAATTCCACCAAGCAAGCCACGGTTTCAAGCATGACGGTAACAGGCAGTACTTTAATGACTGGCGCGGCCGCTATGAACGGCGGGCTGACCGTTTCTAGTATGACAGTAACCGGCGATGCGGTTTTTGGCGGAACAATAACTACCACGGGAATAATAATCAGCACTACCGGAGCTATTACTACGACGGGTGGAGGGTACGCCGCACAAGCAGGAAATACAAGAGGCGCGGCAGCGGTGGATTTGCAGACGTACAGAGGGGCTGCAACACAGGTAGCAAGCGGTATTGGTTCTGTTGTTACTGGGGGCAAACTCAATACGGCCAGCGGCCAATATTCTGTTGTTTCAGGTGGCAACACTAATTACGCATCAAATTCGTATGCAACGGCCAGCGGCGGAAGCGGAAACGTCGCATCACAAGCTTTTGCTGTCGTGGGTGGTGGTTATGTTAACAGGGCTTCCGGAGATTCGTCAACGGTGGGTGGCGGCAACTATAATCGTGCTACAGCGCAATATTCAACTGTTCCTGGCGGGTATTCAAATGAAGCAAACGGTATCGGCTCATTTGTTCTAGGCGGAATAGATAATTCTGCTGTCGGAGCCGGTTCCATTGCGGGCGGAACAAAATCTAGCGCAACAGCTACCGGAAGCCTTGCGATTGCGGCTTTAGCCGATGATTCGGTCTACACTGTGAATGTTTCTTCCCATGCCGGATTTAACTTCTCTGGCGGTTATGAATTTATGGGCGGCAATGTCGGAATAAGTACTGGTACGCCGCAGTATACTTTAGATGTTAACGGAACAATGCAATCTACAGCAACGATCACATCTGCGCTCAGGATGGCTACTGGAGCCAGTTCCGGGTATATCTTAACCTCCGACGCTTCCGGCAATGCAACATGGGCGGCGGCGGCTTCAGGTGCCGCGAATCTTGAATCAACGCAAACTTTTAGTGGCGCAAATACTTTTACTTCTACCGTTACCGTCGGGAACTCCGGCACATATTCAACCGCAATGGACTACTCAAAAGCATTGGTAGGCTCTTGGTCGGTGGTGGCAGTGTCCAGCTTCACGGAGGCAAGCAGCGTTTCGTTTACGAATTATTACTCAAGCTACACCTGCCGAATAAATATAAATACTCTACAAAATACCGCTGGCGGAATACCCCGTTTAACATTTAATAATGACTCAGGAAGTTATTATAGTTATTTTGGGGACGGGAAACGGTGTGATAATAATGCTCAAGCGTGGGC